CTATACCAGTTGAATATCCAATCCTAGAGGATTGTCCAATTTCAACGGCCAAATCCCAATCAAGACGTTTTTGAGCAATTTGTTGTTCTGTGTATTGTAATTCTCTAAATGCATTTTCAAAAGTAGACCATGAGAATTCTGATTGGATAAGATTTGCGTTTGGTTCTACAGCGTCTTTGTTTTGCATATCTTCAGTCAATCCAACAACATTTGATAATTCTCCTGCCACAGCATTGGCATCAACCATTATAGTATTTCTTAAATGTTTTCCTTCTTGGTATGAATTTGTTATGTTTACAAAAGATTTTTCAAGATCTTTTCTTGAATTTTTTAAAATACCAATTGCTTCTTTGTTTAGATCTACGTATCCTACCTCTATCTGATCAAAAATCTCTTTTGTCAATTTACCGTTTGGTAAAATTTTTGACATTATGTTTTCAAACTTGCCAAATTTATAAGTTTTATTGTTGATTTCTGCTTCAATCTGTGCTTTCCTATCAGCATCACCTTCTAGGTAATCTTTTTTCAATAATTGCAATGCCGACTCTGTCCTCAAAATAGACCCCTCAGGAGCTTTCTGTGGAATTGATATGACAGCTGTCGTATGTGGGCTGAAATACTCATCTTCAATCAGTTCTGGGTGGTTATTTAACAAATAAGAGTAAATAGGTTCGTTCTTGCCAACTCTAACCCTACGAATATAATAATCATTATGCCAAGCGTGGATACCAGAAGAGGTGCCCAAGGTTAAAGATGTGGTTCCGGCTGGCTTCACACAAGTAGTTCGGGCAGCAGGCTTAATACCCAACAAATTTGCCACTCTTGCGTTCTCTTCTTTCACACATTTTGCAGCTTCTTTCATATCAAGCTTCAAGACGGCTCCTGATGCAATGCCTGTCATAGAGACACCAATGAGTGCGTCTTTTTCGGTTGTTCGGCGCCAGATATCACGAAGATAGTGAAAATCTGTGTAGCTAGCCTGCAGTGTGCCAATGAAGGAAGCTGCTGTCACACGCTCATTTAGGTCTTGCTGATCTTCAACATTAGACACGTTTACCTCTGTAAGATTACAGAACTGGTATGGGCGTAAACCAATCTCACAACAAGGGTTGGTTCCCCAGTCTTTATCGTTTGAGAAATAAAAACCAGGTTCGCCGGCGCCAGAAGCCTTTACTCTGTCCCAAAGGCTCATAAAGTAATCTTTATCGATCTTGTGGCGTAATAATACAACAGAGTTATTGGCTCTACCTCGTTGTGGATTGGTTTCCCACCAGTTTCCTGTTTTTGCAGCAATCATGTCCTCATCATCTGCCGAGAACAATGAAATGAGAGCAGCCCGGCGAATACCGCCTGCCAGCACAGCGTCTGCTATATGACAAATCATATCGTGTACTTCAATTGGCTTTAGCTTATCTCCATTTTCCTTCTGTGAGAGCATTCCCTCTAACTTTACCAGGCACTCACGCAGGGGTTGAGGTCCTGGGGCCTTACCTCCAGAAGTAATGAGAGCAGCACCCTTCGGGCGAATATCTGAGTAATCAAACTTTATTCTCGAGCCACCATAGAAGTAAGAGCGGATAAGAGACCTTACTGCGTCTGCCCAGCCTTCAATAGAATCGTTTACAAGGAAACGTCGAGTTCTATTCATGTTTGGGCGTGTGATCTCGGGTAGCTTCTCTACGTGATGTTTTTGTACGGAATATCCAACACCAGTTCCACCAAGGAGAAGGAACATTGCTTCCCCAAAACAGCGCCAATCGTCGGTCGGCATGAAGGCACAGTTAAAGATCCTATTTGGAGCTACCTCAATCGGCTTGCCACCAAATTGCATTGAGCGCATGGATGGTAATACCTTCTTATCAAAAACCATCTTATAAGCTTTTCTGATTTGAAGTTCCATTTCTGGAAACTTCTTGAGATGCATGTTCATATTTCTTGTAACAAGCTCTTCCCATGTTTCTCTTCTTTTCTCTTCCTCTAAGTATCTTGCATACTTCATGTGTACTGTGATTTCTGATAAAATTTGATTTGATAGTTCCATTAATTTTTTCCTCCTTCTTTCTTAAACAGCTTATAGCGTTCTCGAAGATTGTTCATCCTCGTTTCCTCGCCTTTTTGAACTATATCGTTTACGGATTCACCTGTTTGAGGTAAAACCTTTATGCATACATTGCTTGTATCCATGAATATTGGATACACCAATCCATCTGGGCCGTTTCTGTTCTTTGCTACAAAGATACGACCTTGGTTTGTGTTCTTGTCTTCCACGGTTCTCGACACCGTGAAAATAAAATCTGCTACAAAGCACTTGTTAAACGCTTCCGAAATTGATTCCATGGTAATCACTTCAGCGTTTATTCCAGATCTGTTGGTTTGCGATGCTGTCCAGACCGGACACTCGCAAATTTGAGCGATTCCTCTAAGCTCTTCGTAAATAGTTTCGAGTTGGTGTCTTTTCTCATCTTTTCCGCCTTTTTCGGGCCGAATTAGGTCTCCGTAGTCTACAATGATCATGTCTGGGCTGAAATCTCGCCTTTTTAGCTTCTCAATGTGATTTTTGATTGTTTGAATACTAGCACTTCTTGTGGGATATTCTTTGATGATTAGCTTACCTTCAATCTCTCTAATTTCATCATAAATTTTCTCTTTGAATACTGCTAAGTTCTTTAGCTCAACACCTGTAATAGCAGCATCATAACGGCCACCCACCACAGTATCTGCAAGCTCAAGAGTATAATGAAGTACGTTTTTGCCCGCCTTGACCGCCTGTGCTCCAAGATGTACCAGGACCATAGACTTACCAGCTCCAGTGGGCGCAACCACCACACCAAGCTCACCTTTGCCAAGGCCTCCTTTAGAAATCTCATCAATATCTCTCCAGCCAGTCGTAATTGGGTTTCTGGCTTTCTTTACGAAACGTGCCTCAAAATCTGCTAAGTAATCATATCCCAAAGTGTTATCGGATCCTAGCTTTAGGGCATCGTCAATAACTTTAGATACTTCGTCAAAAGAAGAGGATTTAATTAGCTCAACAGACTTTATAAGAGCTTCTTTTAGCTTTTGCTTCTTACAAAAATCAAGAGCAGTGTCTTTAATGAAGTCAGAGCCTTGCGGAACTTCGCCGTTGGCCAAAACACGAGCATAGTATTCTCTGATACGGGTCTTGACTGATTCTGGTTCTCCATCCAAGCCTGTTCGAATGATGGACAACATAATGTTAGATGTGGGGTGGACTCCATATTTCTTTCTGTACTCCTCTATTTTCTTTACAAAAACACGCAAGTGCTTAAGTTCCAAAAAGTTCAAGTCCAACACTTCAAACATTTGATCTGCAAAAGTTCTGTCGTTTAAGACCAGGTGACACAGATCTTCCTGAAAGGTTTTTCCGAACTTGGAAAAAGTCTTCTTATCTTGTTCCATTACTCTTCCTTTGTATTTATAATACTATAACATATTTCACTGTGAAAAGGAAGAAATAATATGGTTAAATCTTTGTTCCAAATCTGTGGTGGTTACAGTGAGAACTCCGTCTTGGAGCATTAGTTTTCTTATTTCCGTTTGATTGTAGTGGGGCTGATATTGCTCAAACGTATCGTCGATCCCTTGTTTGGCTTGAATAGATAGCATGGGCGCTGTAAGCTGCATAATGTCATAATTATTTTTTATTAACTCCTTGTGTTCTTTGATGCTAGAGAAGATCTTTTGCTTGTTCTCTGATTTATCGCATTCTGCGATGATGTGCTCTAAATAGTATGTTTTCTCTTCTTTCAGAAAAGAAAATCGTTTTGCTACAGTTCCCATGCCAACTCTAGGTACTCCAGGCAGGTTGTCTGAAGCATCTCCAACAATGGCTCTTGCAAGGGCAAAGTTCGCAGGATGAATTCCAAACTTTTCAACAACATTGTTTTTGTTAAGGTATTCTTTTTGGATAGGTCTGTGCAAGATTGTCCTGTCATCTAAAAGTTGAATAAAGTCCTTATCTGCAGAAACAATTACCTTTTGCCATTCTGAAAACATACCGTTGTTCTTGATATACGAAATAACGTCGTCAGCTTCTACTAGCGGCTCCATGAACTGGACTACCGGTGTTTGATTAAAGTATTCGATAACTCTCATTTGTTGCCAAACCTTGTTCTCTGTTACTTCTTCCTCCACCATACCAACTTGGGACCAATTTGTTCTAGGTGGCTTGCGACCTCCTTTATAAGACTTGTTCATGCTACGGCGTTTCTTGCTACCACCTTTGCCATCCCACACAAGCACAATGAGATCAGGCTTAACCTCTCTTGTCAACTTGTTTAAGATGTTAATAAAAGTGCGAATACCACCGATAGGAGACCCGTTTGGGTTCTTACTAGGGTCCACTATGTATCCACGGATAAACTGGTTGTAGGCATCTACAATCATCATTCTCTTCATTACTATTCTCCAAATAAAAAGCCCGACACAAAGGCCGGGCTGGGTTGATTATTCCTCAGACGGGGTTTCGTCTGGATCGTAAAAATCAGCAGCATTGCCTTCTCTATTACTGAACTTCATAATAACATCTTCGTCCATAATTGTCAAGACACTTTCTCTGAATTTTTCATCCTGAAGTTTAGTGACCCATTGCTTGCGCTGAAACTTTTCTTTTGATCCGTCATTGTGGATCAAAGTAAACCAAGCTCCAGACTGTTCCAATCTCTCAGAGATTTGAATAGCGTCGAACCAACTTTCTTCATCTTGCACACCAACTAAATCATCGCCCCAAAGAATTTTGAAGTTACAAGTTCTACCTGATGTACCAAAACGTGACTTCTCTAACTTTACTTTTACTTCTGATCCGATCCGAAAACCGTTATCATCTACAATAAAGCTAGCCTTCGCTTTCCTGGCGGTAAGCCAAATACGAAGAGAGTAAGAGTAAGGAAGGGCCTTACCTCCAGGTGTCACATAAGGTGTCGTCATCGCCTGTGCTGGTGTTCTCGCCCCTAAGTTTGTTTTGAGTTGATTCAAAACAAGCATTGTTGCGTTCGCATCAGCAATAGGAACAATCAACTTTGACATACCCTTAGCCAAAATTCTAGGCTTTACAGCCATAGAAGATTGAGGGTTGAAGTCTCCTTCGATATCTGAAATCGAAGGTGTTAGAGCCAATGAGTCCCAAATAAACAACCACTTGTTACCGGTTGCCAATAGTTCTTCAATTGTCTCCAATACGAACTCTACTGACTCTGCTTGGACATAAAGCAATCTCTCAAGATCACAGTCTGCACGCTCCAAGAATGCGGGATCAAGAGCCGACTCTGAATCAAAGTAAACTACATCAATACCCATCTTTTGAGCGTTGGCAGCAATCTTAGCAGCCATAAATGACTTACCAGTTGCCTCCAGACCTGCAATCTCAGAGACTTTACCAACTGGGATACCTCCCAACTTGCCTTTGCAGATAATAGAGTCCAGCCAGCGAGAGCCGGTAGGGATCCACTCGTTTACCTCTGTAGGATTGTTATCCATAAGAGAGTGAGCGACTTCTCTACCTGCTTTCTTATTAATGATGCCCTTGACCGCTGAAATATCAAGAGCACCCTTTTTTAGTTTTGATACTTTTGCCATATTCTACCCTACTGGCTCAAAAGATCGTTAAAAGCGTCTGTGACCGAATCACCTCCGCCTGTATCGCTCTTACCAAACTTTTCAACTTCTTGATTACCGGTATCTCCGGCCATAAACTGATCCAAGATTGATTGAACCTCCTCAGTTGTCTTGCGTTCGAAGATCTCGTCAAAGTTTGGAATTGTGTCCAAAAGTTCTGCACATCGATCATCACCACCAACTGCTTCATCACAAAGAACAGTCTTTCGTGGACGAGGACGGATGTCCGTTCTTGGAAAGCTAGCTCCAGGCAGCTTACCGTACATAAGCTTTAGATCGTTTCCAGTTTCAGGATCCGTAATATCTCCATAGTCAGGGTCGAGTACAATTGTAAGCAGCTTTTCATAAGCCATCTTACCGTAACCCCAAACTCGAATACCCTCTGCCTCTTCACCTCGCACAAGAACAGGAGAGAA